CAAATAAATATATAAAAGAAGGTTTAACGCCAGAGGCTGCACAGAAAAAAGCTTTTCAAGATTTCATGGAGATCACAGAAGAAACGCAGCAATCATCAAGACCAGATAGAATATCTGCAGAACAAGCTAGCACAATGGGTAGAGTGTTACTTGCATTTGCTAATACACCAATGCAGTATAACAGAATGATTAAAAGAGCTGGACAGGATTTAATAAACGGTAGAGGTGATTTTAAAACTAATACATCTAAAATTATTTATTATACCTTTGTACAAAACCTTATATTTAACGCGTTACAAAAAGCAATATTTGCATTAGGATTTGGTGATGATGAAGTAGAAGAAGAAAAGAAAAAGAAGTATACACAAATTTTTGATGGCATGACAGATTCTTTACTTAGAGGTAATGGTATTAGTGGTCAAGTAGTTATGGCAATTAAAAATACAATACTTAAGTTCACTAGAGAAGAAAAAGTTGAATTAGTTGATGCTTTATATGATTTATCACCACCTATAAATTCTAAGATCAGTAAAATGAACTCAGCAGAATATATATATAAGTATGGTGATAGAGAAGAGATGAAAGAAATAAGTTTAAGAAATCCTGCTCTTATGGCGTTTGCTCAGGTTACATCAGCTATATTTAATATACCATTAGATAGGGCAATAAGAAAAGCAAATAATATAGAATCAGCTATGGCTGAAGGAACAGAAACATGGCAAAGAATAGCCTTATTATTAGGTTGGAACGAATGGGAGTTAGGTGTTGGCCCACAAGCTGAAAAGGATAAGAAGAAGAAAGAAAAAGCAAAACCAATAAGAAAAAGACCAGTAAGAAAAACATTTTAAATAATTAAATTATGCCTTATGTAAGTGCAGCCCAACGTAAAGCGGTGTGGGCATCGAGAAACGAACAAAAAGAAAAAAGAAAAAGAAAAGTTAAACGTAAAAAAAGAAAATAGTTATGCCAAAAGACGCATGTTATCATAAAGTAAAGGCAAGGTACAAAGTATTTCCTTCTGCATATGCAAGCGGAGCTATAGCAAAGTGCAGAAAAGTGGGTGCCGCTAATTATGGAAAATCATCTAAAAAGAAGTAAAACAATTAAAAATTAAAGTTATGCCAGGAAAAAGCAAAACAGGAGACGTAAAAGAATCATCGTATATGATGGACAAAGCATATAAAATGGAGGGTAAAGATAAAAAGAATTTTAAACCTCATAAAATGTATTGTAAAGATGGGTCAATGCACAACGCTAAGACTTATCAGCAACACTTAGCCTTAAAAAAGAAAGGTTGCGACCATAAAAAGAAAAAGTAATGGCTGATCCTAAAAAAGGAACAGGTAAAAAACCGAAGGGCTCTAGCAGACGTTTATATACAGACGAAAATCCAAAAGATACAGTTAGTATAAAGTTTGCTAGTGTCTCTGACGCTAATGCTACATGTCGTAAAGTTATGGGTTCTAGTAAATCATTTGCTAGAAAAATACAAATATTAACTGTAATGGAGCAACGTGCTAGATATGGTAAGAAGCCTAGACAATCTAAAATAGCTACGGCTTGTAAAAACAAACTTAGAAAACAAAATGGCAGTAAGAAAAACTAAAGAAGGTGCAAATCTTAAACGTTGGTTTAAAGAAAAATGGATTGATGTAAGAACCGGTAAACCTTGCGGTAGACGTAAGGGTGAGAAACGTGGTACTCCATATTGTAGACCTAGTAAAAGAATCTCTAGTAAAACTGTAAAAACAGCTGGCGAAATGTCTTCATCTGAAAAAGCAGCTAAGATAAGAGAAAAGAAATCTTTAGGCCAACCAGCAGGCAAACCAAGAAGGGTAAAAAACGTTAAAAGAGGGAAATAATAGGTGATTAAATATATATAAAAAGATACAATATGCCACAAAATATAGGAGTTGATATAGATAACGACGGGAAACCAGATCTAAATTTAGATTTAAAAACAATTATTGTTGTTATTGGAGGAATAATATCATTAACTATGAGCTATTCTGCTCTAACAAAAAAGATTGAAGATAATCGTATACAGATTGAAGAGGCTAAAAAATTACCACCTCAAGAATCTCACGAACTTATAGAACAAAAACTCCTTTATCTAGAAAATATGATAAAAGATGTTGAAGACAAAGTGGATAAAATTGAAGACAAAGTATATAAAAGATAATAAATATGGCAACTAAACTCTCAGAAGACACTCAAATACAACTTGATCTTAAAACTATCGGAATGATAGTTGGTGGAGCTATCGCTTTAGCCAGTATGTGGTTTACTTTACAAAGTGATATTCAAGATCTACAGAATCAAGTAGCCCCTGAAGAATTTGTTAAACAGATGGAATTTAAATTGAAAGACGAATTAATTCGTTCGACAATAATACAAATAGAGTCATCTACAGAATTGCTAAGGGAGGATATAAAAGAAAATAAAGAAGCAATACAAAAGAACACTGATAAATTATATGAAATAACAAGATGAAAAATTTAATTACAATTGTACTATTTATGTTTGCATTTGTTGCAAGCGCACAAGATTTAACTTTACTACATATTAACGCAGAATGGAATCAATCAAATGATTTTGATTTAAGAGGTATTAACCATGCTAAAATAATAATGGCTAGATTAGAAGATCAAAAGCCAAGTTTAAAGGCAAGTATTAAATCAGTACCTACTGTGGTATTATTAGATAAGAACGGTAGACCTCAAGGCCAATGGGCAGCAGGTTTAAATTTTAAATTAAATATTGAAAAAGAAGTAATTCAAAATAGAATTAACTACTTATTATTTGGAGAAACAACATCAAGAAGAAGATCAACCAATTAATAAATGAAAAATATAAGCAAGCACGTTACATATAAGGAGGGTGTGTATAGCAATACTGCTACGAGGCTAGGTTTAAAAAACGAACCTACAGAAGCTCATTTAAGTAACATGGAGTTACTATCAGAAAAAGTATTTGAGCCTCTTAGAATGCACGTAAACGGCCCTATAAAGATCAATTCGTTCTATCGAGGACCTGAATTAAATAAAGCAATCGGTGGGTCGAGTAAATCGCAGCATTGTAATGGCCAAGCAATGGATATTGACGATACTTATGGCTACATGAGTAATGCTGATATGTACGAGTATATAAAGAAAAACTTATCATTCGATCAAATGATTTGGGAATTCGGAACGGATGCTAACCCAGACTGGGTGCATGTAAGTTACGTTAATGAAGAAGCAAACAGAAACAGATGTTTGTTAGCTTATAAAGACGAAAATAATAAAACGAAGTATAAAATAATATAATGAAACTATGGAAAATTGTCCTATTTGCCCTTTTTGTAATTGTTGCTAGTTGCTCAATACAAAAGAAACCAACATTACAAATTACACACGTATTAGCTGTAACTCAACAAGGTGATACTTTAACTATACCTATTGACGTTATAAGACCTATTAATTATAGAATAATAAATTATAGCAACGGATATAATCCTTGGCCTAGACCTTATTATCATAACTATAATTATAACTATAAGTATGATTATTCTTCATCTAAAGGAAGCAGTAGCAGCAGTAGTGGTAATAATAATAGCAATAAAATTGTACCTAGAGATAATCCAGATAAAAGACCATCTGGTGAAGTTTTAATGAAAGGAAAAAAATAATATAATATGAATACAATATCGCCAGAGTATAAGGCGCAGATTACAAAATATCACGCAAGCAGACCGTGGGGTGGTGCTGTTAGAGGCTCAGGTCAGATGCTACATAAGTATCTGATATTAACTAAAGCCAAATCTATATTGGATTATGGAGCCGGAAGAAGTGATTTAAAAAAAGAATTAGACTCATCTTACCCTGATCATCCTTATATAATAAATGAATACGAACCAGGAATACCTGAGCTAGCAGAAGATCCGCCAGTAAGTGATGCTGTAGTTTCATTTGATGTAATGGAACACGTTGAAACCGACTTAGTTGATAATGTTATACAACATATGTATGATAAAACTAACTTATGGACATATCAAAAGATATGTTTAAAAGCGGCAACAGGTGTATTTCCTGGTACAAAACAAAACTTACATTTAACTATAAAGCCTGGATTTTGGTGGTTAGAAAAATTTAACAAGAAGTTTGAATTTTTAGAAACCGGAATGAATTCAGGATATGTATATTTTTTAGGAGTAAAGAAATGAAATTTTTTGATTTTAATAATAACGGAAAGTATGATTGGTGGGAGTATCTATTACCTTTTGTAATAATACTTGTTATTGAAATTATTGCTGAGATTGTGGCACAATACGTGATGTCTTAGAAAATTTCGGCGCAGTCTTCATTATCTTTTGACCTCTCATCCAATTAGTATACGGTACTTCATTTTCTTTCAAGTCTGAAAGTACATGCCAATTTATTAATCCCCTTCGTTGAAGAGACCTCATATATTGTTGTTCCATATCTTTATCATGAGCTGGTCTATTTAAAATATAGACTGGCAAGTGCCAACTGTGTGGATCACAATTACTAACTTTACCACGTTTATCACGCGGTCTTTTATTAATTGTTTTAGCAAAGAAATCAAAGCCTATAAGATCAATACTTTTATAGGTTTTTATTTTTTGTAAAAACCATACTATAGTAATAAAACCTGCACTAGGTCTATAATCATTAGTACCTTTTAAATCTTTACCAAACTTATTCATAACTGTAATAAGTTCTTTATCAGAATACATTTGTGTGTATTCAGGAAAGCCTTTTGGTAACCTATCTTCTAATACCCAATCCTTAAGCATTAAGTTACCTCGACTTCTATTTATTAATACTTTTGTATTTTTAAATTTGCCTGTAGCAAATTCTTCTTTAACATTGTTAAATGCTGGCGCTCTAAACTGACCGGTTACCCATATGTTACATTTAGTGCCAAGACTTTTTTCTTGTAAAGGTGTAGCTTCTATAGCTCTTCCAAACCTTATAACAATATCATACTTATCGATAAAATCTGAAAGATTATGATTCATAATCTCTACAGAGTTACCGATAAATATAATACGTTTATTTTTTACAAACTGTTGTATATCCTCCACCATTCTTCTGAAGCTTCTGCATCTTTATAATTATCAAACCAAGGTCCACCGTTTGTATAGTGTAAGGCTTTAGCGCCTTGTATATCATAATAACCAACTAATGAATTATATTCTTTAGGTATTGAACCTATGTTATCTTCATTTATAAAATGAAATTCATGTAGCTGTGCTGGAGTGGCATTATCTAAATATTCTTTTGTTAATTTATTTTTATACCATTCATTTCTAAATACCATTAAGCTAGACCAATTTTTCTTTGGATAACTTTTATTAATAACGCCATTCATTTTATTAGCCTCTGCTTCATAATCATCATGCTTTACAACAGCTAAGTTATATTGATTTATATACTTTCTTATTTCTCTTGGATCACATTTCCATAAGAAATCATTATCACAAAACATTGCAATACCTTCGTAATTACAAAGTAATGGTACATAGAATCTAGTAAAAGAAAATTCTGTTGATTCTCCATTAACATCATCTCTGCCATAGATGCCAGCATCTTTTAACTTAGCTTTATCTAGCCAAGTTATTTTAGCTTCTGGCCAATAATATTTAATTGATTGTGCGCAAACTTTTGTTGCGTCTGTATATCTTGAGTCGTGTCCTATAAATATTCTCATAACTATGCTTTTTTACCTGATGATCTTCTGTTAATATCATCATGATTAAACTCTGCCCAGTACAATTCAAAAGCAACACCATCTTCTAATCCTTCAAACTGATGAAACTTTCCTGGCTTTACCATAGTAAAATCACCAGCTTCTAATATTGTTTCATCAACAAGACCTTGATCATCTTGCCAAACTCTAACGAGCATCTTACCGGATTCAACAAAAAATCCGTTCCATTTAAATTTATGTTCATGTTCTGAACATTTAAATCCTTTATTATATTCTATTCTATGAAATTCTAATACACCATTTTTATGTATCATTTCTGTTTTACCCCAAATTTTTCCTGCTTTCATTATTTACTCTGTTTAAAATATGGTTTAGACCAGTTAGACTTATTTGATTTAACGTGTTGAACTTTCTTTGTAACTCTTACTTTAGTATAAGGCGCCCAGTTATACCATTTGCCTCTTCTATTTTGTGATACAGGTGTTATTTTAAAGTTCTTTAATGTTTGATCTGGTTTATTTTTGAAGTGTATACTTAATAATATTCTAGGTCCTATAGTATCAACTTTATGATATTGATAAGACGGAATATATAACATATCTCCAGGCTCTAAAACAAATTCATCTATTATTGTTTTAGGTTTATCAGGAGTAAACTCTTCATATATAGTCCATTTAGTTTTACCTTCGGTATGAAACAAAAAGTTTTCAGTTGCATCTGCATGTGCAGGAAACGACTTTGATTCAGCATTTGGAGAAGCATAAACATTTACTTGTCCGTGCCCAAAGAATTTTTCAAATTCAAAACAAACTTTAACTAAGTTTTCTTTTTCGTATTCAGCAAAAGGTATTACAAATGTTTTATTTTGTTTTTTCCAAAAATCAAATATTTGTTCTTTACTTAACATAGGTAACTTTAATTTACCTTTAAGTATTTTATCTAAGCACCATCTACCATCTTTGGTTTTATTGGTACCCTCTATTATTTGTAAACTTTTTATATTCGGGTATCTATTTAAATAATTATTTAAATCATCCCACGTAAATAAATTCTTAAATTTATTTCTTCTTATTACTAAATGTTTTTTACCCCAGTAATTTTGAAAAAAGTTTTTTACACTAATAGGCTCTAGTATATTTTCTAATGTTATTCTATCCATCGCAAGCTAAACAATTTTCGTCCATTGCTTGATCAGCAATATCGCCTCTCAATACAGACTCGGTTCTCATATAATATAATGTTTTAATCCCTTTCTTCCATGCAGCCATATGTACTTTATTAATCCATTTTGGTGTTGCGGTTGAAGGGAAGGCTAAATTCAAACTAACTGACTGGTCAACATATTGTTGTCTTATACCAGCTTGATTAACTAATTCTAGTTGATTAATTTCTTTGAAAGTTTTGAATATTTCTTTGACGGGTATGTCGTGAGGTCCATGAGTAACATTGTCTAATTGTTTTAAACCTTGTATAGACCCTCCGTCTCTTAGTATCTTGCTCCATATTCTTTCGTTATCTATTTTATTTTTTCGTAATATTTTTTTAAGTGTTGGGTTTTTGCGAATGAAAGTACCTTTCGCACTTTGCTCTGTGAATACATTAGCTGCCCACGGTTCAATACCTGGGCTAACGTTTCCACTAAGCTTAGAGTTACTGACAGTAGGAGCAATAGCGCGTAGGTGGGTATTACGTAAACCAGTACCGACACACCAAAGAGGTTCTCCAAAAATTTCAGCCATAGCTCGTGAAGCTCTTTCAGATTCGATTTTAATTTGACTAAATATTTTTCTTGTTTCATATTGTGATAATAATCCTTCAAATGGTAAACCTTTTTCCTGTAAATATGTATGCCAGCCAAGCACACCTAATCCTAACGCTCTACCCTTTTCAGCAGATCGTACAGAATTATGAAAGCCAACTTTACCTTTTGATTTTTGTATAAATTCTTCTAATACACCATCTAAAAACCATATACTATCGTATATTAAATTAGTGTTTTTCCATTCATCATATTTGGCTAAATTTAATGATGATAAACAGCAAACAAATGAATGAGACTCATCAGTATGTAATGTTATCTCACTGCATATGTTTGTCATATGCACTTTTAATCCGTGCTTTCTGTAAGCGTCTGGGTTATTTTTGTTTGTATTCCCCTTAAATAAGATATAAGGTTCTCCAGTTGCTTTACGTTTTTGAAGTAGCTTACCCCATATCCTCCTCGCATCTTGATCTCCGTTATCAAGTCTTCGCATGAACTTGTCGCCGACCACAGCGCACTGGTGTAAGTTGAGCGATTGACGATTAACGTCTCCTTTAGGTTCTCGTATTTCCAACCACTCTTCAAAATCGGGGTGGTCAATATTAATATTAACGCTTGCAGCTCCTCTTCGGACAGATCCTTGGTTCGTTGCGAGTATAGTGCTATCGTAGATTTTACAAAAAGGCACAGTTCCATCAGATGTTCCATTTCCAGTTATGTTTGCACCGGCGGGTCTAATCATATTCAAGCCAATGCCAACTCCACCGCCGTGCTTTGCGAGTAACATCATCTCTAAATTTTTCATACCAATATCATAGATGCTATCAGCAACATCAATTCCAAAGCATGAAATAGGCAAACCTCGATCTGTACCAGTATTAGATAGCACAGGAGATGCCAAACACAGCCAACCTTTCCATATATATTGAAAGAAAGTTTCAGCTAGTTCTGGACGCTTTAAACGCTTCGCTACAGTTTCAGCAACACGCATATAAGCATCGCGAGGAGTTTCATTATTAATTAAATAACCTCCAGCTATTGTTTTCTTATATACATCTGTATCGCCCCAGCTAGGATAATCAATCCCCTTTTTCCAGTCGTTGTTCCACATTTTTCTTTTCTAATTTTTGTAATTCTTTAACTAATTCTTTCCATTTTTCCTCTCCAATATGTAATTGAAAAGCGGTTAATGTACCCTGAGCTAAACTTGTAACTTGTTCTAAGTCTTTAAGTGTTCTTGTTAAAGCACCACCTAAAACTTCAACTTGCTGTTGCAATTGTTTAACATTTTTTTGTATTCCCATATTAACTTATTAAGTGTTTTATCCACGCAAATAAACCATTCATGTTTAATGCTACTAAGTTCCATTGCTTTCTTGATCCTGTTTGCACCATCACACAAATAAAACCTATTATATATAACCAAGGTTCTAATGTCCATTGAGCGGCAACTAAAAGTCCAGCACCCATATATCCAATACGGGTAGCCATTCTTTCAAGAGGTCCAAGTTGTCTTCTTCTTTCAACAAGAAACCTTTTATATTTATTTATTACCATATATCTTCGAAATCTTCGCCTTCATTCGCTTTACTATAGTCAGTCGGCCTAACAGCAAAAAAATCAGTGTGAGTGTGACCCCCAGTAAGATGATCGAACCAAGCCATTTTTTCAATTGCTTTTTCATCATAAAACGTAAAGTCGTGTTGTTTATATTTCTTTGATGTATAACCTAGCTCAGCTAACTTATCACCAACTCTTTTCTTAATAAAATGTTTAAGATCATATTGAGTTATACCTTCTATATCACCCATCTCAAATATCTTACTGATATAAGTCATTTCAGCGTTGTGCATTGTTAAAGCTGCTTCAAATATATGTGGTTCACATTCAGCCTTTAATCCTGGTATCTGTGAACACATGTGTCTAAATAATTGACAACCCATTTTACTATGTAATGATTCATCTCTTACAGACCACTTCATCTGCTGGCCGATACCTTTAAGTAGATTCCGTAACTGAAAGCTATAAAGCACGGCAAAAGCAGAGTATAAAGAAACTCCTTCTGCGAAAGCTGAAAAAGTAGCCAATGACTTTCCGATACCGACGGGATCGTTGCCATCATATGCAACAAGATTATCAAAGCGAGCAGCCGTAGCTGGTTCATGAAGAAAAGCTTCATAGTCTTCGAGTCCAAGTGTTTCATTTAAATAACTGTAAGCTACAGCGTGTATTGTTTCTTGTGAGCCGAACATCATAGCCATTTGCTGTATCTCGTGTTTAGGAAACCATGATACGACTTTCTGTGTCCAGTAATCTGATACTGCACATTCTGTTTGAGCAAAGCCTAATAATATATTACCAACTAAATTCTTTTCTTCAGGTGTTAACTTCTCGTTCCAGTCTTTAACATCACCACTCATTGGTATTTCAGTATGTAACCAAAACGCTTGAGCTTGTTTTAACCAACCCTCAGTATAATACTCAGGATATTCAAAAGGTTTATAAGGTATTCTTTCCGTAAATAAAGGTGCTTTACTCATATTAATTATTTGTTTTTCCATTCTATAGCAAGATCAATAAATGGTAAATAAAATACCACTTGTGACCAGATAGGTCCTTCGTAAGTTCTAACCCCGAATAATAATCCAGGATATAAACCTACAGCCATTGACCAATTATCTTCCTTGCCCTCTGTATTGTTTGACATAATTTTTACTTGATTTCAAGTTTGACGTCTTAGACTTCGCATGAACTCCAGGTCGACGAACTTTTGATTTAATTTTATATTGATATATATTTATCTTAGCCATAACATTTAACGTTATATTTATTGTGTATAAATTCCAAATCTTTCCATCTTAAATAACCACGAGTAGCTAACGACCATTTAATAAATGTATCGATCTTTCTTTCTTTATACTTTCGTCTAGCTAAATGCTTGGCGGATTCTCTAGTATTTCTATTACGCGGTCGCATTCTTTTTGATTTTGTGGTTTAAATAAAGTATAGTTTGGAAACTGTTGTGTTACCAATCTTTTAAATAATTTCCAACGCATTGGAAAAGATTCATTAGGCCTGCCTTTTGTTTCTATAATAAAGTCTTTGCCAATAAAATCTGGCGTATACTTTATAGGTAATACTCTTTTACTACCTCTATTTTTGAATAAGCCTTTACTGTTGGCTTGTCTTTCATAAGCTTCATTGTCAAAATGAAAACCATTTAATAACACAAATGTTTCACCTTCGTATTTAGCTTTTATACCTGCTTTTTTCAAAGCAATATACATATATTTTTCTAAGCCAGATGCAAAAGTTATTCCATCGTATTCAACTTTTTTAGAAACTACAGGACCTCTTTTTTTTCGTCTATAGTATTTCTTCTTCATCAACGTTTATATTAGCTATATTTTTATTGAATTCAGATTCACCAATTAGCATATCAGCGTTGTCACCCCACTCTCTATTAAGCATTGCTTCTTCTATTTCATCTGTTAATACAGACTTAGCTTTTTCAATATAATTTACAGCATCCATTAATTCTTCTTGAATATGTGTTAGCCACTTATCAAGTGTTTGATCGTCATCGTGTAACGTTACGCCATACTTTTTATAGCCTACGTCTGAGCGGCTTTTAATCTTATTAATTACTCGCTCGATTATTTTATCTCTCATCTTTTACAAATGTTCCGTTAATCATTTTACCTTTCCTGTTGCATATTTCTTTAAATGCAGCAGATATACACTCTTCTATAGTAAAGCCTTCGAGATAAGCTAAGTTAGTTAAGACAACTACAATGTCACCAACAGCATCTTTAATCTCGTCATTATCTTTATTAAGTAATGCTTTAGCTAATTCGCCAGCTTCTTCTTGAAGCTTAACATATTGTGTATGGCTATTACCTTTTTCGTATATACCTCTTTCAGCAGCCCAGTTTCTTATTAAGTCAAACTCTGTTAGAGTTGTTAACTCAGTTGTACCAGGTTTATATTTTAAAGGCATTTTCTTCATATTAGTTTTCATAGTTTTTAATAAACTATTTAAACTATTTATTTCAGTAAAAGCTTCGTATAAAGCTTTATTATATACATAGCTTCTTTCGCTGTTGTACATTGATTCAATAGAATTCTTTGCTATCCAATCTATTAACTTAGGACATAATGCAATTCTACCAAATGAAGTTTTCCATGCTAATGATGGTTCATTCTCTAAAGCTTCCTTAACTTTTGTTAGCTTTACTGGGAATGTAGTGGTTTGATCGGTTACGTTTATTTTCATTTTAAATAAATTTTTATAAAGTTTACGGTCTTTCCTATATCCGAAAGACTTTTGAAGTTCTATCTCTCTGTCTGATATATAATCTATATCGTCCGATTGATCAAGAACTTCATATTCACTAGGTTTATAACCCTGCGTTTGCGTAACCCTTTTATAAAGATCACGTGTAACGCCGATTTTTTTACCCGGAATGTGATATAAATAGTATGTCATTACTTACCAACGTTTAATTTTGCCGGTATTGCCGACATAGGATTATAATTAATTAACTCGAAATTTTTCTTTTTTGGTATTTCTAAACCAGGATTACTTCTATGGCCACCTTTAAATACAATACCATCGCCGTGTATTTTTAATTTAGGTAACTCTATAGGTTTATGTACATTAAATGGATTTCTATATACATAAGTCTGTGCGGCATCTAAATGATTATTATATAAATGACAATCACCAAGCTGGCCTATTAATTTACCAGGTTTGTATTCTGTATTGTGACATAACAATTCTAGTAATAAACCATACATCGCAATATCATAAGGCAAACCTAAAAATACATCTGCAGATCTTTGCACCCATATTAAATCCATTTTGTCATTATTAATATTAACTTGTATAGCATAATGGCATGGAGGTAAAACCATATTCTTTAATTTGTCTGGTCTCCACGCACTTAGCACATGTCTTCTTGATGATGGGTCAATAATAATATTATATATTAAATTCATTAACTGATCATAGCCATTGAAGTCTCGCCATTGTGCGCCATATACTGGGCCAAGCTTGCCATCTTTACGACCTGATCTTTCATAATCATCATCCCAATAATGAACGCCGTTCTCATGTAAATATCCTAAGTCTGTTCTAC